AAACTTAATCGGTGGCAATCAATTTATTGCCGCTGCTAACTTCATTGATAGATTAGATACTATGCCACGTGAGCATATGATGACATTAATCTATAAAAATAAAAAATTATGGAATGAAATGTGGTATTTTGATCATAATGGTTATTTCTGTACTAGAGAAACCGTATGTGCTTCATTCAAACCTATTGAAGTTAAAGACCCTGCATTGAGATTAGACCCTAATAAAAAGGCCTATATTCAAAAAGTTTATCAAAGAGAGATTGCATAATGGAAAAATTTGAAATCATGCAATCTATTCAAAATATTGCTGACCTAATTGACGATGGTTTTACTTTTGATTCACCAAAAAATATTAAAGAAAAACTATTAATGTTAAATAAAGAATTGTATCATGCTGGTAGCATTGAATCTAAATTTTCTGCTACTGCTTATGATGAAATAAATCTTAAAAATAAATTTATGATAACTGACAAGGTGTCAGGTATCTCATCACTTAAACACAGAAAGGAAATTATATAATGGGTAAAGTGAAAAACTGGGCAATGGAAAATGCCGAAAACTTTTTGTCTAACCTTGAGAGTCAAATTAAATCAGGCGCTCAAACTGTAACATCTGCTATGTTACTTGTAAAGTCAGCAGATATTGCTTGGGACCTTATCGGTTTCAATCACATTGACGAGGTAGAAGAATACCTCGAAGATGTAAAGGTGAATGCTTAATGTTAATTAAAGTAGGCGACAATGTATCTGTAAATGTTAGAAAGGTTTTACCTAGAGAAGGTAAAATCACTAACATATCTATTGCCACTACTGCAGCTGATCCTGCAGGTGAGAGAGGTGTACAGATCAAAAAATATGAAACTGAATTAAACTATTCAGGTTCGATAGATTATGAAACCGAGAACGGTGACCAACATTGGGCATACTTCTCACAAATTGAAAAGGAAATATAATGACACCAGAAGAAAATTTTATATCAAGTATATTAACACAAGCAATCGAAGACGCTGCTTATACAGGTACTAGTAAGAAGTACCTCAAACATAAACAATCAGCAATAGATTGGATTATGAGTAACGATCCACAGTTTATACAATATTGTAAATTACTTGGATTAGATTCAAACTCAATTCGAAACAAAATAGTGAAAAATGTTTCTATGACAATATCCAAACAACAGAAAGAAAAAATACATGCCAGAATATAAATTTAATGAAGGTCAAATTATTCAAGACCTAAAAAACTACATTGATAATACATATGATTCACATTATGCCAATGGTGTGAAAAGACAAGCAACTGAAATCATCATTGATCAAGGTCATGGTACAGGTTTCTGTATGGGCAATATATTAAAGTATGCTCAACGCTATGGTAAGAAAGAAGGTAAGAATAAGAATGACCTTTTAAAAGTAATACATTATGCTATAATACAATTATCACAAGATCACTATTGCGAGTAAACATGAATAGAAAATGCGATGGTTGTAATCTATGTTGTTATATACCATCAATAGATGAACCTACTCTAAAGAAGGAAGAATGGACAATGTGCCAAAATTGTGATGTTGGTGTTGGTTGTAAAATTTATGAAGATAGACCTAAACCTTGTAGAACTTTTGAATGTTCTTGGATAAAAGGCGAAACACCAATAGAATGGAAACCAAACAAAGTAGGTTTCTTCGCTACGGGTCACATGGAAAAAGTTATGACATTATTTGCTGACCCAAAAATGTTAGATCAAGTTGAGAGAACATTACGAGATTGGCAGTATAAAGATAAAGATAATACCGTATGGCGATATGCGATAAGATACAATGACAACCCAAATCAGATTGTTGAATTTGTTGATGGAAGTATGAGATTTATTGAAATTCCACAGGTGACACTTGTTGAAAGGAAATTATAATGTATATTCTATTGAATACATCCTTGACATATAGTATTAATTACTGCTGCTCCCATTACATAACATATCCATAGTGTTATCAGTATTGTCATTATTCTTATTATCATTCTTTATCCTACTTAGCGCTAGCTTGGAGGGGTTTCTGAGGGAAGCACACCCATACTTATAAGACCAAGGAATTATAGATGTAGTAGTTTTTTACCTCAAAACATACTATGTTGTAAATGCATAGAAACGTTGCAATCTTAATGTGTTAAACACATAGACTTTATTCATATATATTTTATGATATGAACAATTATTTTAAGAAAGGTTATGAATGTTTAAAGTTATTGAGTCCGTTTTTAATTATCTATTTACTTCTGATAGCGATGATCCTGTCCAACGATACTGCCAGACAGAATACAAAGACAACTGGAAAGAAAAGTATTATAGTCTTACAGGCAAATTTCCCCAAAACGATTTTAGATTTTGAATAAAAAAAGGGGACACTAAGTCCCCTCTTTTATTGGGCTGGAAATGCCCTAGATTAAAATGTAAATTTACTGCCGATTGACCAAGAAGTTGTGTCCGATCCAGAATCTAAATCTTTCATTTCACCTTCTGCATAAACACTTACTGATTTGTTTAAATCATGTGATACGCCTGCTGTGTATGAAACACCTGTACCTTCTTTATCACCATAACCAACACTAAAGATAGAGTAACTTGCTGTTGCTTCTAATCCATATTTGTCAGTTGCAGCGTCATAAATTGTATATGATGATCCTACAGTAAGTGGTCCTAAATCAGTTGAACCAGCAATACCCCAATAAGATATATCGCTGTTCACATCATCAGCATATCCTACTGATACATCACTACCAAGTAATTGAGTTGATATAGTAACTTCGAACTCATCAAAAGCATTTGTGTTTGAACTTGAACCATCAACAATACCAATTGTATCTAATGTCAGACCAGATTGTGTTGTTGAAAATTTCAAACTGTTTGATGATCGTGAAGCATAGTTCCAATCGCTACCACCACCATAGACATTAAAGATTGATGTTTTACCACCAATGTTATCTGTAAATGGATGTGATTGACGACCTACTGATAATGCACCCATATCTGAATCTAATCCTACATATGCAAGTTTAGAATCAAAAGTATCTGATCCACTATCGTCTGTATCAACGCCGACTTCTAATTTTGCAAAACCTGTAATGGTATCTCCTTCAGCGCCTAAGTCTATGACTTCAACACCAATTGAAGAACCATTATCTTCAAGTTTGCTGTAAGTTTTGCCAGATGAATTTTCATCATTTGACAACTTATAGTTAAATGAACCATAAGGTATAATTTCAGCAGCATTTGCTTGATAAGCAAACAATACGAAACCTACCGCTACGATTGTAATTAATATTTTTTTCATTTGATATCTCCTTTAATTAAGAGGTTGATTCGATTATATTTATTTATTTTGATTTGCCAGGACGATTTGTTCGATGGTCGATACGACCTTTTCTTTTTGAAATGTGTTCCTGTTTTCTTTCTTGCCTTCTTGCTTCGGTTGGTTTTAAATGCCAACCATATCGTTCACTATAAACCGCAACATTACCACGCCAGTCATAGCGTTCCTTGTTCATGTCAATTGTTGACAGGAGCGTTAGCGCGCCATTGATAACATGACCAATATCGTGCTGTTGTTTTATCTTTGGCTGTATCACAATTATGTCTGGCACGAAAAGACTTTCTTCGTGCAGGATCATCACGCTTAATGCTTAAACCTGTTGTGTCACCAAAAGAAACTTTTTTGACCTTGTCACCATCTTTCACATAAACATAGAACTTCTTACTTCCACCTCGTATTGGATCATTCAGTTTGACCTTCTTGCCCTGATACTCTGCTTCGGTAATCTCTAAGTCTTGATACATACCTTCACATACCAAGTCTATTTCTTCTACTTGTTTAAAACTTTTCATACTTCTATTTATAAGATTAAATCTACAATACCGTAAACTCCCCCACATACAACTAAACTTACAGCCAATACTCCGAAGAACATATAGATCATGGAAAGAAATTTTTCCATTTTTTTAGAGGTCGGCATCGACATATACCCAGGTTCGATTGCAATACCCACAGATCGCTTCGTTGGTCTCCGTGGGTATATTGTAATACACAATGGGATGCTCATTTGCACAACAAACATCCCTTGTATAAACGATTACCTTATCAGTATCCACTTAAAGGTATCTTATCTAATCGTTCAGCATATTTCTGTATCTTTCGCTTCTTCGTGGCTCTTTCTACCTTCTTACGTCTTTTCTCACGCTGTATCGTGTGTAACATCTTCTTATAACGTTTCTCTTTCTCCTCTGATAGAAACTGATTAATCTTTGCATCCACCACTTCCGTCATCTTATCTTTGATACGAAGTTTATTGACTTTGAGAGATTTAATCAGTTGTGATTTGTGAGGAGAGTATTGCTCAAGTTCTTGAATCTTATGATCAAGGACTCTATGAGTATTCGACAAAGTATTTGCCATAAAAAATCCTCCGAAAAAATTTTTGAATGTAAACCTAAACCTAGTCGCCCAGATATTCGGTATACAATCATATTTAGTGAAAGGGAGAAGTATATATCTAGTATATGAAGAAGTAATATAACAGACCAAGTATAATACTAGCGTCTAAACATAATGACCATATGATGTATAAACGTAGTGCCCACTTACTCAATGATTGTATCCAGGGGTTCTTCATCTGTGCCCCCTTTGTGTATTTCTTTGTCCATTCTCTATGTCCTTACTCTATCGTCAAACAGATCCCTTAAAGTAGTCAAACGGTCTTAACCTAGTTTTTGACTTAGTGTTTTAGTTTAAGTTTATAGGTGCACCTGTTTTCTTGTTCTCGCCTGTTACAATCTCTTTGAGTGTGCCATTGACTTCAAAGTTCATGTTTCTGCACTTGACGCCAAACGTTTCTGTTATATCAACGTTCATGTTCTCTGCCTTCATGTTGATATCACCTGATGTTGTTACTACGTTGACATCACCTTTATCCACCTGTATGTT